GGTCAGGAGTGAGTCAAATGGTGACAAAATCTGACCTCAGAAGGTATACTCTTGAATCAACTCACCAAGTAACTGGCGAGCATAAGAGGACACGGGCCATTCGGGACGTGTTCTCAATGAGCCGAAAGAACGGAATCATGTATTTCAGGACACTGAATGACGGCATAATCAGGCGTAATGATGCGGACTGGAATCTGGTAGGCATCTCAGTGCAGAAAGTTCAGCACAGATATTGAATCCGGTGGCCCTAACAGGCCACTGTTTATGGTTTTATGGGAGTAAGGTATATCACAAGTAATTGCATTTATATCAATGGGATAGAAGTCTCAGGAGAAATAAAATGAGCGGAAACAACACAAGCAAAAAAATGCTGGTGAAGTGTAGTAAATGCGGCAAGGAACACCCTACAAGATTTTGGAAAGAGGGAGATATGCATAAAGACTGTGGCGGAGAATTCCACCCAGTCGATACTCTGAAGTGAGTCAAGATGAGCGGAGGCTAGAAATCAATGTCAATCTGCAATAACTGCTTAAATTTTAAGAGGAAGTCCAGATATGACGCTATCTGTAGAGCGCATAGATTCATGACTCCCGATGGAATTTGCTCAATGTTTCGCAGTCAGATGGACCCATGCAGGGGGTTCGTAAGGAAATGACGTCAAGATATCTCATTTCTGGAATTCAGCTTCTTTTGATTGTGTCTGGGTTCCTTCAGCTTCTGAATGGCGTAGTATTCATGGCTATGATCTCAGTACTTCTCGTATACCTTGTAGGAGTTTTAGAATAATGTTGCAAAAGTGCATTGGTAATTGGCGGTTTTATTGCTACAAATGTGGACGTTTCCTCGGTAAGGGTGACTTCATAGACGTATTCCGCGTCGAGGATGGCTGGGAAGAGGACTATAGCGAATGCCGAGTTTGTCAGGCCAAGGACGGGCCAAATCTGCCAAAATAGCTCACAAAATGGGCTCGGGGTTGACCTGGGCTAATCTGGAGCAAGAAATGGACCCAGAGGACAAACATAATGAGATTGTATAATGAAATGGATTTTTTATATAAATGCAGAAGGAATTTATAGATGAAAGTGAAAGAATTGATATCAAGATTAAAGAAATTACCTCAGGATCTACCGGTTGGCGTAGCAATGCACGATAATGGCGAAGGTGAGGTTGCAGGGCACGTTATGGGTGTTGTGGAGATGAATGATCTGTATGATTCGGAAGAACCGATAGCATACGCAGTGTTGACCTGCTAAAAAGTGAAAGTAAAGTATATCACGAGTAAAGTACATTTAATTAATTGGAGGCGCAGAAGCCCCCAGGAAAAATACAATGAATAAAGACAACACAACTCTCGAAGACCTTGTAGACGCAGAACTCCAGAAACTTTCTAAGGAAGAACTTGTCCAGAAGTTAGTCAGGAGCATGACGACAATGGAGATGATCTCCTTAGTGCATACTGCTGAGGTGAACTCCAGATGAACGCCTACAAAATTGATACAAAATTCAAAGGAATTTACATAGTCCATGGGAACACTCCTGAGGAGGCGCTTGAAGTACTCAAGATTAGGCTGGGCGCTGAGACCCCAATTACCTCAGCGTTCCCGGTGAGGTGAGTCAAGATGAACACAACTCTCGGAGATAGAGCAGACGTAGAACTTCAGAAACTTTCTAAGGAAGAACTAATGAAGTTAGTCAGGAGCATGACGACAATGGAAATGATCTCCTTAGTACATACTGCCGAGGTGAACTCCAGATGACCTTTAACTACAAAACTTCTTGTATAGAGTGCGGTAAGTCAATGACTCTCTGCTTCAGCACTCCACTTGAGAAGGACACACTCCTTAACTGGTCGTGCTCCTGCGGAGTAAGTCAAGTCTATCTGAAGACCTCACAGCAAAAACTTAATGAGGTGTGAACATGGGATATACGCAAGGTGCTCATCAATTCTATGAGCACACTAACTCACAAAATGCACGTGGACACGTGATTTCCATTGGATGCAATCCGGAGCTGATGAGATTTTCATTGAGCATGAAAGTAGATCCTTACACAGTCAGTATCTATCTATAGAGGTGTGAACATGGGATACATTAACTCCCTTTACTTTTTTGTGGAGCAACGAGGGCAGATGTCACGTGGGAACTTAATCTTGATTAACTGTAATCCTTCAATGATGCGTTTCCCGCTGAATGGCGCTAAGCCTTACTTCTTTGATATTTATGTGTGAGTGGATTCTTTCACTCGCACAAATCTTTATATCTAACGGATTACTTTTTTAGCAGTATGGTAAGTAAAGACTCTCCAAATTATAAGGAGCATGGCGCTTTAACTGGGGCAAAGACTGAAGATTTCAGGTGGACAGAAAAAAGATACACAGTTGCAGCACTTCTTGCAGAAGGTAAATATCTTCAGAGAGAAATTGCTGAGATTTGCGGAATTAGCCACAAATCGGTCACGGCATGGAAGCAGAACATGGAGTTTATGGCCCATGTCGATAAGCTCACCCTGGAGTATGAACTTGCCACACGGGCTGGACTCCTGAGAGAGTGCTATCATGGTATTATACAGAAGCGTGACGAGATCCTCTCGGATAAAACGACTCATCTTGACTATGTAAAAGCTGCGGCAGATATTCAAGGCCTAAAGAAGAGTGAAGTTGACGTTACCGGGAAGGTGATAATTGATGTCACAGCTGAAGAAGCTCTCGACCGGTACGAGAAATTACTTACAGAACTCGGCGAACAGACGTAAATTTGCGGTTTTTCATAAGACGGTGCTTAATAATCCGTATATCCAGAGCACACCGACAAATAAACAGGCTGAATTTTTGCTGGAAGTTAATGCCCAGGAGGGATTTTACGGAGGAGCGGCAGGAGGCGGCAAATCAGAGGCCTTGCTCATGGCTGCACTCCAGTACGTGGACCACCCAGGGTACGCAGCATTAATCCTCAGGATATCATATGCAGATCTTTGTCTTCCAGGGGCTCTGCTAGACAGGACCTCTGATTGGCTCATGAATACAGACGCTAAATGGAAGGATAAATCCAAGACCTGGGAGTTCCCTAGCGGAGCAACGTTAACATTTGGGTATTTGGAGCATGAGAAGGACAAATACCGATACCAGGGCGCAGAATTCCAGTATGTAGCGTTTGATGAATTGACTCAGTTCACTGAGACTAAATATAGATATCTGTTCTCCAGAACGAGGCGACTTAAGGGATCTACGATCCCCATCCGGATCCGCTCAGCATCCAATCCAGGCGGAATAGGCCATGATTGGGTGAAAGCAAGATTTATCTCTCCTTATAAAAAGGATTTATTGAAGAAAGGAAGATACTTCATTCCTGCTAAATTAGAGGATAATCCACACCTTGATAAGGACGAGTATGAGGAGTCCCTAGATCAACTGGACCCTATTACATATGATCAGCTACGGCATGGAGACTGGGACGTTTCAATGTCAGGCGGCATGTTTAAGCATGAGTGGTTCAAGTACCATGATAAAAAGATACCGATCGGGCCCCAGGTAAGGTACTGGGATTTAGCGGCGACCGAATTGACTCAAGAGAATGATCCGGATTACACTGTCGGTGCGCTAATGAGCACGAGAGACGGCAAATACTACATTAAGGATATCATCAGAGTGCAGGCGTCTCCAGGGGACGTTGAGAGATTAGTGAAGCAGACGGCAATTCATGATGGTTATGAGACTAGTATTGTGATCGAGCAGGAGCCAGGAAGTTCAGGAGTATATACAGTTGAGAACTTCACAAAAAATGTTCTGCGCGGCTATAGTGCTATTGGCGTTCGATCAACTGGCTCAAAAATTGTAAGAGCTCAGCCACTTAGTGCGGCAGTATATAACGGACATGTCATGATCACGGCGGATAGCGTATGGGCGCCAACCTTGATCTATGAAATGGTTCAGTTCCCAAATGCCGTGCATGACGATCAGGTGGATGCCGTATCAGGAGCATATAATACTCTTGCAGGAAGTTTTGGGAGTAGTTATGCAGGTGTGAATCTAGAAAGGGATATGATAGCAAATGATATCCCAGGGCTGGGTAATGAACAAGATAATTTTATGGATTTGTGATTAAATGACAAAAGATACGAAAGTTATGAAGACTAGAGTAGAAGGTGATGTATATCTGTCATCCACAGGAGAATATTATGTCGCTCCAGAAGTCACTCCACAAAAAATTCTTGATCTCAGTGACAACGTGTATGCACGCGGGCTGATGATGAAGCAGAGAAATATGCTTTTTAGCGATAAATTTGCGCTTGAAGTCACTGATCCTAGCGGGAATCAAGATGAGAAGCTTGAATTATCTATGATGCGCATGTGCGATGCCCCAGACGTTGCCTTATGGGCTAAAATCCAGATGGCGTGGGTGGACGAATTCAGGTTTGGCTGCTCAATCAATAATGAAGTCTGGGATTGGGTCGAAAATGAATATACTTTACTAAAGTTGCGCCATCTGCCAGCACATTCCTTTGGGGTTATGCCATTTAATGCTCAGGAGGCGGTATATTGCCAGTTGCTGCCTGGGATTATTCTAGGAAAGAATGGCGAGATTGAGTTTTGGCAGACATCTGCAGATTTTGAGGAGCCAATCCAGATTAAGAGCGCTACAATATACAAGAATCCGACGTCAGATGAGATCGGAGGTACATCGATTTTATTGCCGCTCATACCGATTATCAATATGTTAGGCTATACCTGGAAAACTCAGATGCAGCAGGTGAACCGTGTAGGAGCGAAATTACTATTCCTCAAGATCACTGATCCAATGCCAGCATCCGGACTGAATGAGGGCGTATCAGATTTGGAGGCTGGGCGACTTATCCTGAAATATTGGGGCAAAAATAACAGTTTTCCTCTACGCGGGAATATGGAGTTAATCGATCCCAAAATTAAGGATGATGCTAATAATCTTGAAGTCGTTGAGGCACTGAATCAAATGCTTATTGATTACACGACTTCGATCGATTTACTCTCCCAGGGCAATGATGGGGCGAGAATAGGCGGCTCCGATGTCCAGCGTATGCTGATGATTCTGCGGAACATCAAGTCAGTATATATAGGGCTTGAAGATTGGGCGAGCGCAATTCTTCAGAGATTTCTTGACGTAAATGGGTATGATGATTACATAGTTCGTCTAAAGATTCCAGCGCCAGAAATTGATACCTCTGAGATAGATATTCAGAGAGCTGCCGAAGGCAGAAGCGGAAAAGTACTTGGAGCGAATGAACTTCGTGCACTCCTTGGGCAAGAGGAGTTAACGGATGAGGAATTAGAAGAGATAGCTGATTTTTGGGCTAGCCATGTTCCGGCAATGCCGTTCGGAGCACAACTGCCTGGAGGAGTAGATGGAGATGACGATGACGCAAAGAGAAAAAAGGAAAAAGAAGAAAAAAATAAAGCGGAAAGCGCTTTAAAAGCAACTTCTGCTACAAACACAAGCATAAATATAGCCGCGGCAGAAATTATTTCTGTCGGCAGAAAACTTGCGGATGATCTGATAGACGCTATGGAAAAAGAGGATGAAGAAAGCAACTGAAGAAGCAGTTAACAAGGCGCTTGAAAATTATAAACAGAGTCTGATAAGCTCGGCTACAGTAAACGCTATTAAAGCGCATGTAGACGGCGATATTTTAGCGCACCGAATGCTTCACATACCAATCGGCAAGAATGAAGTTCAAGCTGAAGCACTAATTTTTGGCAGAAAATATAAAAAATTACTCAAAGAGACCGGTGGAACGGTAATCCGTGGTCAGAGGATCGATTGGCTTGCTAACCAAATGGAAGAAACGCGCGCTGAAGTCCATGATATAATTGAGCAAGGACTCACCGAAGGTAAGCCGGTGGCAAGCATCGGGGGTAAACACAGTGTTCCGGGGACAGTTGCGCATGATCTTGAAAAACTTGCTATCAGGACTAAGAAATTTGAGTATGTCCGTATAGCAAGGACAGAGACGGCGACGATCCAAAATCAGGCCACGCTGAACAGATTCCATAAGAATGATATCGCTCAGGTCAGAGTTGTGGATGGTGTTGATTTTGATGCGCCTTGCAGAGAAGCGAATGGCCAGATATGGTCTGTGGATTACGCAAAATCACATGAACTTGAACATCCGAACTGCACGCGGACCTTTGCTCCGATAATCCCAGATGATTGGGTGAGTCCAGGAGAGGAAGAATATGCGCCAGTAGTGAAAAAAATAGCGAAAGTTAAAAAAGTAGAGAAAATAGTGACAAACGCGAAAGTAGCAAAAGATATAAAAGTAACTCTCATTAAAGAACTTGATGACTTGACTGAAAAAAGTTTAAGTGTCGCAAAGACTCCAGGCGTAAAAATAGATATTGTCGATGAATTGGCTGATCGGCAGATCAAGACGTCGAATTTTAGCAAACTTGCTCCAAACGTAGATTATGATGATCCTGCACATTGGGACGAGCTAATGAAGCGTGGGTGGCCGAAAGATGCTAAGACCTTCAACAAGGGTGGAATTTCACCTAGTGATGTGATTCATCTAGATAAGGACGGCAACGTTTTTGCAATATCACGTTATGAAATCAAGGGTAAAACGTTAAGGATAAAAGAACTTGAAATTAATCCAAAATTGACCGGCCCTCAGTATGGTAAGGCAGTAATAAGAGACATAGCAGATGATGGTCTTGCGAATGCGGCTACGGAGATCAATGTGACGGCGTGGAGTGATTCTGCGATAGAACTTTTTAATTCAGCTGGGCTGAAGCAGGCAGAGATAATTAAATCTTCTTTTAAGGCAGACTTGGGATTGATGAAAGAGCTCTCAGGCAAGACAGATCTTATTGTGACTTCCAGAGCAAAAGAAACTTCAAGAATTACACGTTATCTTAAGAAATTAGAGAAGTCAGATCCAGATAAAGTGAAGGATTACAGGGCAGCGGTCAATGCATACACGACAGACCGGTATAAAATCATCAATCAGGCCCTGCGTGATGGTATTGACTCAGACGTGGTTAAGGCACGAATGACAATTGCGGAGCATACTACTTTGAAGCGTGAAATTGTCAATATAGATGATTATTTGAAAGGCGCTCCAAAAATCAAAGGTGAAGTGTATCGTGGTGTTAGCTTCGATGATAAGGTGCAATTTGATCGTTATATGAAAAATATTGTGGATAGTGATGAAATGATCAATCCGTCTTTCACTTCAACGTCAATCCTCAGGACTGATGCGGAATATTTTGGTCGAGAAACCTATTCTGCTACATTGAAGATCAAATCTAAGAGCGGATCATATATCGGCGGCATCTCAGACTTCAAGGAAGAAACCGAGGTCTTGTTTGGTAAAGGTACAAGATTCAAGGTTAAAAAAATTATAAAGGTCTCTGATAAGCATTTTGATATTGAGCTAGAAGATTTAACGGTAGTCGCTAAAAAGGTGACAAAGACTAAGAAAGTAGCCGCAGCTAAAAAAGTCAAGAAAGTTCCTGAAGTCAAGAAACCACCCATAGTTGAGAAATTCGCTATTGATCCTGCGGATATGAAGAAGATGAAGACTGTAAATGATCTCAAGGGTCAGCGTAAGATATTCAAGGTTGCAGAATTGACGGATTCTGCTGATCCTGAGGATATTTTTAAGATTTTGAAGAAAAATGGTTGGAGTCATGACTCAAAAGTATTCACTAAGGGTAATATCTTGCCAGATGATGAATTTTACGTTGATATGAATCAGAAAATTTTTGGGATGTCTAGGCATGTTATCGATGGGGACACGTTAAAGGTTGTCAATGCTGAATTGACTCCAGGAGTGGACCCATTTTTTGGCAATACGATCGTTAACTCAAATGTCGATGATATGGTTAAATTAGGCTTGAAGAAGATTGAATTTGTTGATGTCGATGATAAACTTGTTACGGCTGTCTATAAAGATTTTGGGTTGGTGAAGAAAGGAAAGGTGTGGACTTGTGACGAAGATTGGCTAGAGGTAAATTTTGGTATTGCTTCATCAGAAACAAAGGTGAAGGGTCTTGAAGTATTTAATGTGTCGACTGAAAAAGATAAGGTGAACGCATATGTCAAGAGTCTCGATCTAGAAGATAGACTGAAATCCGCTAATACGTTAATAAGGTATACTTCAGAGGATTATAAAGATATTAATAAAATCTTGAAACACGGTATAAATTCACCTGAGGCAATGAAATTACCTCCGGCTACTTATAATAAGGCGATAAATGATATTGATGCTCTGAGTGATTTCTTGCAAGATGCGCCAAAATTTAATGGGAAGTCCTATCGAGGCGTACGTTTTAGAACTCAGAAAGATCTTGATGATTTTATAAAAGTTGCTGGAGAACATGATAAAGTTCATATGCCGGCATTTACGTCATCATCTGCAAATCAAGAAATCACTGATGAATTCATCTTTGGCGAGAAATTCAGTGTCCTGATGAAGATCGAGTCAAAGAAAGGCACATTTATTGGAGATCTCTCCGTTCTTGAAGAGGAACTTGAGATACTCTTTAATAAAAATACCGCATTCAAGATAAAAAATATTTTAAAGATCAATAAAGGGAAATATGAGATGACATTGGAGGACTTAACATGATAGACCGAAAGAAAAAATTTGTGGGCGATAGCTCAGAATTTAAATTCATAGATGAAGATAAAAAGAAGAAGAAGAAAAAGACTCATTAAGGCAAGCAGAGTGTGGATATATATTCTAGGGGATACATCATATACACAGAGGTATAGAATTTATGGCTGATATAGCAAAATCAATGATCTTGAAGTCGTTTTTAGGCGATGACGTTACAGAGTGGATTCCCGTAGCGGCTGTCGATCAGAAGGCTATAATGACGACGCCAGCCGGTAAGGTCACATTAAATTTATCTGAAGATGCATTAAAGGCTAATCTTGACTCATGGAAGGGCGGTTACGTCAACATTAATCATGCGGATAGTGCTGAAATTAAGCACTTCAAGATTGAAGATGCTAAATTTGAGGATGGAATGCTGTATCATAAGGTGAGCGAGGCGGCTGCTGAGTTCATCAAGCAACCTGCATCCTCAGGGCGAAGCATTGAGGTTAAGATGTCTAAGATCGAGGATAATAAGGTCATGAGCTATGATGGCCTTGGGCTATCTGTACTCTTCCCACCCTATAAACCGGCATGCAATGCTGAAATGGGGTGTAGTTCATTGGATGACACTCCAAAAAATTCTAAGAATATCATAAGTGAAGTTTTTAGTGCCTTGGCATTGAAACTCAAATTAAGTTCATCAATAGATGAGGAATCGGGAACGGGTTCATTTCAAGACCCCAACTTGGAGGCAAAGAATATGGAAGCAGATGACATTATGAAGTTGACTTCGGCATTAGCCGAGTCCAAAAGTGGTCAAGAGGATGCAAGAAAGGAGATAATGACCCTGAGATCCTCATTGACTGAGGCAGAGACTACTGTGAAATCACAGGAGGATTTGCTTAAGGCTACCTCAGCAAAACTTGAAGTTTTTGAGAAAGAAGCTAAAATTGCGGCTGAGAAGTTGAGTGAAGATCAGTGGACAAAACTGGTATCGAGCATACCGCCTGGGAAAGTGCACAAGAAAGAGGACCATGATGCCTTGAAGAAAGAATTCATGGAAGATCCTGCGGGATTCAATCTGAAGCTCGTATCATTCCTTGCGGAGAAATCCGGCGCAAGCGGTGAGTCTGGTGCAAGTTTCGTTCAGGGCGGAGACTCAAATGAGGCAGAAGATTTTAAGCTCCTGGCCATACTGGGAGAGTGAGCTGAATGACTGATAACTCAGATAGGATCACAGGCGCATATCCGACAAAGGGACCAATAATTCCTTGTATCCTTGACGAAGGCGCACCTACCGTTGTGGCATCTGGTACTGTACTTGACTCTGCAAATGTGACCAGAAAGACTCTCACGTGGGCAACTCCGCTCGCGAGAGGTAATATGGTAGCGATCTCGAATGATGTCGCATGCACATGGTTAAATACCGGTGGATCTCCCGTAATGGAACGAGCGGTTAATGGCGAAACATTCGTTATCGGCAAGATAGTATCTACGCCTGGCGAATTCAACATGCCGGACGACACAGCTGCTGGTGACTCTCTCACAAAACGCCTTGCAGGCGGATTCTACCGAACAGCCTTGGTAGAGATCTATGGCGGCATAACAGCGATCATGAAAGCAGAAGTGTACCTTGACGGTACATATGGCTTTGAAGTTGGGCAGACTGCCAAATTGAAACACAATCTGACCGGGGATTACGCAGATGACAACACGACTGAACTTCAGCTTGTCACTTGCCAGAATGGTGGAGTAGGTATATTCGCCTTCCATTATGGGGCTGATGCCACGGCTGCTGACATAGTCAATTGCCTTGTGGGCATCAATGCACCAATGATCTCTCTGACGGGGGCCTGAAAATGACTGGACAAAGTTTAGGCAAGAATCTTGAAGATTTCTTGCAGCCGGGTGTTGCCCTCAGAAAAGTTTATGCAGTTCTCGAGCCGAATCTGTTGTTCGCAGACTGGGTTGAGGGGCCAATCCGCGAGGATAAGGCATCATTCACCTATATGTATGATGACGACGGCACCAGTGGAGATGCCCTTAAGCAGACTGCACCACTGCACATTGTCGGAGCAGATCTACCGAGGATTGATTTTGGCGTGCCTTCAAGCGCGGCTGGGATAACCTCTGCAAAGGGCTTCGAAGTAGCGATACCAAGGAACATTGTACGTGAAGGAATCGCTGGAGAAAGCGCGATTAAGCGGACATTCAGGAAGGCAGGGTATATTCTTGCACAGCAGATGGATACGGCGATTCTGGCGGCCCTAGTAGCTGGAGCAGACACACCGGACTGGACACCAGCCAATACCTGGGACAGCGATTCTGCAACTCCTGTAAAGGATCTCATGGATCTTCAGCAGGACTTCGATCAGAAGGACGATGGATATCCATATGCACTTTCAGATGTGTTCCTGAATAAGGACGGGTTCTATGAATTGAAGGAGTACTTGAATTTCTTAGATGGCGAGCAATTCAAGGATCAGAGACCAGTCGGTAAGATGATCAATCGTGACACGATATATGTCAAGCAAGCTGACGTAACCGTGCACCGGACAGTTGGGATGTCTGATGGTTATGTCCTCGGGATGGACTCGAATAATCTGGGCGGCGAAATGCACGTCTTCAATGACCCAATGTTCTCACTGTCTGGGAAGCGTATAAAGTACCCAACGATAGTGGACGGCAAGACGGTCATTAAATCTGCGCCAAACTTTGGTCTTCACTTCTACACATACATGGAAAAGGATACCAAGCAACAGATTCTCCAGTTCTGGTACGAGGCAAAGACTGTAGTGATACAATCCAAGTCCCTTACCTACGATAGCGGGATTTAAGAGGAACGATGAGTGGCGTATCCACTCAACTTTTTATTTATATGGACTAATCTCTAGTACATTTATATCAGGAGGAATAAGGAAATGGCATATACAGCTATCACGGCAAAAGAATTTAGGCACCGAAAGGGCACCTTAGCAGAAAAACTGTCTGTAGAATTTGGATTGATTGATGCAGAACTTGAGTCCCTGGAAACTAGGATTCATGCATTAGAGAATCCATGAGAGTGATCTAAAATGGTCGATTTTGTAGCGACAGTCTATGCAAGCCCAGCGGATCTAAAAACCGCTGTTGATGCAATAGCTAACACGGTAACGATCCACGTTATTTCATTCATGGAGAATGGAAGGCAGAAGTTTATGTTGGTGACGTGATCATGGAGTTCTCTGACACTAAATTTGCGGTTGTGGGCCTGGTAGTGGTTGCGGGCTTCGCAACCAGTGTTATGCTTTACACTGGCGTGGGCACAGAGCAAATTGACGCGGTCTTCGGAATCACAATCGGGGCGATCGCAGGACTCTGTAAATAGGGGGTAGTGTGATGGCTTCAGGCGAATCAAATACAGACGGCTGGAGTGAGTGGCGGCACTATACGTTAGCCGAACTTAAACGACTCAATGAGACCATTGAGAAGATGGAGCAGCATAATGCTGAAAAAGATGTTTGGATTGCCGTCGAGATAGCGCGTTTAAAGATGTATGCGGCGACGTGGGGTGCAGCAGCAGGTTTTATCGGCAGTATAGTGTTAGTAGTCAGCGTGGAGTTGCTTCTTAGATGAAACTCTTCTCAAAATTATTCAAGGATAATAAATTTCCAGTTACTGAAATTGATATTTCTCAGGATTCTGGGATTAAACATCTTGAGGCGCTCACTGGTAGGCTTGATGAGCTTGAGGTGGCGTCTTTTAATCACTTCGAGCTATTAAATCTTGTTGTAGACACACTTGACATAGCTGTGTGGGGCAAAGATAAGCATGGAAGATTTGTGTTCTTGAATAAAGTGTGCGCAGATATTATTTTACATTCTACTGTAGAAGCTGCTTTAAATATGGTAGATAAAGATTTTGAGAATGATATATTAGCGCATGTGTGCGCAAGATCTGATGATGCCGTCATGAAGTCTATGACAACTAGGCGATTTATCGAGCATGCTGAATATGATACGGGGCCAATGTGGCTGGACGTCACAAAATCACCATGGGTCCGGAATGGTAATCTGATAGGGACTGTTGGTTCTGGGCGAAATATCACGCAGATGATCTCGAGAGATCTCATGAATGCATATAGAGCTCCAAATAGTATCGAGATAGAGGATTATGTTGTTCTCTGCGATGAAGTTCTTTCTGCGATATTAGAGTTAAATGAGGCGAAAAATGAAAATATATTGCGCATCTGACTTACATCTTGGATATGAACGTGCAGATTATGATGCAATCTCTGCATTTTTTGAGCTAGTACGTAAAAATGCTGATACACTCATTCTCTGCGGAGATATCTTTGATCTGTGGAGGTATCCAATTGACAAAATTTATAAGGCAACGCTTCCTGGATTCAAAGACTGCATTGAAGAGTTAAGGTTGACGGCAATAAAAGTCCCAGTTACGATCGTCCCAGGCAACCATGACTATAATCTCGCGAAGTTGTGGCCAAAATCAGAGCGTGGGGCTGATATCAGTGTCTCGAATGAGTTTGCACACGAGGGGATATTCTTTACACATGGCTGGCAGTTCGATGTTCAGCAAAGGCGGTACTCTTGGGCGTATGGCTGGCTAGTGACGCGTTTTCCTTATATTTATCAGAAATATATGAAGAAACCGGTGTATATGGGTATGGGCAAGAATGACTTCATGACTCCGCAGATAAGAGCGATCAATGACGCAGCACATAGATTCGGCGTCAAAAATAAACATAAATATGTAATTATGGGTCACACGCACTTCCCCGGGATAGTTCCGCATGGCCCTAAGGCGAAATACGGTAGGGTAATGAATTGTGGGGATTTTGTAGATTCGTGTTCATATGTAGTGATTGAGGATGGAAGGCCAGAAGTGAGGTATATTTAATGATAACAAGAAAAATATTGAGTATTTTAGCAGTAATTCTTCTGATAGGAGTAGCGGCAGGAGCAGTCTATATAACTTTTACGCCGCATGCAAAATTGTGGTGGAGTATGGATAGCCCAGGGCCGGACGTCAGCCCAATTCAAGTATTGATCCCATTCGATAACGAAACATATTGGACGAATACCTGGGACGTTGTGCTGGATGAGAATGATGATTTTGGTACTAAGCTGCGGTTTGATAACTGTAATCCGGCTCCCGTTGTGGGCAATGTTGTTTTCACGATAGAATGCGATCAAGGATTGTTCATCAGTCCAGATGGTACTGTTAGGGATTTTGATGCGTTTGTGTACCGTGCACCTACTCTCACAGAATATGACGGAAATGTCGTGGATAAATTTGAGATCGTGAATGAAAATACCATAATATTCATTCCTGGTGAAATATATGAGTTCCCAGCTGAGTCCTCGAAATGTGGGCAGATCGACATAGGTATGGTTGGAATGGCATATGGAAACTACACTTGCATAATAAATGTGGAGAGTGTGTAAATAATGGAATGGAATATCGTAGAGCAAACAACTCAACATGACGGCACGCAGAGAGTCCAAGTAGACTTTACGGATGTGCTAAACCGGAAGCATAGACGCTCCTACGATTTTCCATCAAAATCTGATGTTTCAAAAGAAATTGATATCAGAAGTATCAACGTCGAGCAGGGCCTAAAAGATCAAGACATCAATTCTGCGGTTACGCGTATTACGTTTGGTGAAGCTCATAAGCTTGAGTACGCTACTGAGGCAGAACTAAAGTTAAAATTACAAGAAGTTGCTGTGGAAAAACAGAGTGAAATAGATAGAGCAACTAATGAAAAATCTAAAATCGACACACAAATATCTGTAGGTGAAAAATAATGGGAGCGATTGAGTATGTAGATACAACAATTGCAACCGGATTGAATAATGGCACCTCGTGGGTAAACGCTTGGAGAGATCCTGGTACGTCTTTGGCATCTGCTCTGGCGTCTTGCAATGCAGGAGGTGTCATTTATATCAAATGTGATTGCGTTATCACTCTCTATTCTAACGTCACTTGGGCGAGCACGAATGGGACAAAGAGTGCGCCTATCAAAATAATTTCTGTGCTTGAGACTACTACAAATGAGCCGCCAGGCACTAGTGACTACAAGACTATGGTGAATGGAGGAGGATATTTAGCTACATCTTATGCGAATATGACCATATCCGGTGATGATGTGTGGGTTGGGTGCTATTTCAAATCTGGTGACGATCTCTCTATTTCTAATGTTGCTGGTGGCATGACGATATTGACAGATTGCAAAGTTTCTGTGGAGGATAACACGATAATTGGGCTGCTATATGGGACTGGCAATAATGTAGTGATATTCAATGACGTGGATTTCGAGCAATTGACCGTTGGAAATATTATGCTGTATGGAAGTCTTTGTTGGTCAGGGGGGTCTTATGGGTTCAATGGTGGTAACACAACCAATTTATTAGGGAGTTATCGCACTTGCAACGTTGTCGTCCAGGACGTCACGATTAATGATCTTGATAGCGGAGATTATCTATTTACTTTCATTGGGGATTATATCGCAAACGTGTTGTTTAAACGGTGCAAGATACCGGCAGCGTGTAATCTTATGAATACCGGACCGACTTTGACTGGTTCATCGCTCAAATTTCATTCTACAGATGATGGAAACAATATTCATTCTTTTACAGAGTATTATCTTGAAGGGCAGATTGAAAGTGATACGACGGCAGTAGTGCGCTCTGCAACATATAATGGAACGAATAAATACTCAACAAAAATGATTGGAAATGGAAATACCTCAGAATGGACGAATCCACTGAAATTTAAGCTCGCAGAAATATATTGCAGTGCGAATCCAACACTAGAAATGCACTTTAATCTTGATAGCGCATCAGTCATCCAGAATGATGAATTGTGGTTTGAGGTAGAGTATCCAGATTCCACAACAGGTGCCTTAGGCAAGATAGATACCTCGAGTAGACCAGCTACAATCCTTACTACAGCAGGAGACCAAGGATCAAGTGAAGGCGATCCAGGGGGATGGACCGAATTATTCACCGATCCTCAGGCAAGAAGCAAGGCAGTAACTATCAGCGGAGGACAAGCTGGAGTTCATACAGTGTGGGCATGCCTCGCAAAGGAAGCGACAGTATATGTCTGCCCAAAAATTGAGGTGAGTTAATGGCTGACATTGAGTATATTGTTCCAGGTAGTGGAATTGTCAATGATACTGAAACCAATTCAGAGATCATAATCCCTGGGTTCGGGATATATAATGAGCAAGCCGGTGGAGCACCTCCAGCCCTTACAATATTAGACTACGAGAGAGCAATAGGCAGAGGCATGAACAGGGGAATTTTCTAATGACAGAAATTAAACACAAAAAGAACACGGCGAAAGAACTGATGATCGCTATGGTGGACAGTGCCACACCGGCGAACCTCAAGGCAGGCCTTACGGTAACTGATACCGCCTATTATAAGGACGGCGCAGGCGCATGGACTTCTCTAGCAATCACAGATGCCGTGACCGAGATTGGCTCCAGCGGAATGTATACTCTTGAATTCACGGCAGCTGAACTTAATCACGATTTTGTCATGGTAAAACTGACATCAGCAGGAGCAGCAGACACAGTGCATGTCATTGATATGACCACGCAGGATATTGACGATATCAGTGCAGTGATCCCAGATGCAGCTGGAGTTGCGCCCACGGCAACTGAGAATGCAGATGCGATATGGGACGAAGTGCTCACAGGCGGAACACATAATGTCTCTGATAGCGCAGGAAAGCGTCTACGTGAAATGTTCGATGCCGGACTATATGAGGAAGAGACGGCTCAGGCCGGATCTAACAACACAATCACTCTTGCAGCCGGTGCGAGTGCCCTTGACGATTTCTACAATATGTCGACACTGACCATTATAGAGGGCACCGGCGCAGGACAAATGCGAACATTCAAGGATTATAATGGTACTACGAAGGTCGCAACTGCATGTATGAATTGGTCTGTCAATCCGGACAATACGTCTAAGTATGTCATTACAGGTCACGCATGTTCTGGAGTATTTCAGATGCAGACCGGTGTCTATGACCTTATAAATGCTGAATGCGATCTTGCCTTGAGCGACTATGGAGCGAATACAGTCGTGCCACCAACAGCAGCTGAACTTAATTCAGCACATGGGGCAGGTAGCTGGCTTACTGGAGCAGGAGGTTCTAGTCCTACTGTGGAGGAAATACGCATTGAAATGGATACTAATTCAGTTGACTTGAATGCTATCCTTGCAGATACCAACGAGCTCCAGACTAATCAAGGTAATTGGGCAACTGCTACAGGATTTAATACCGTAGTCCCAGACGTGGCTGGTGTTGCGGCCACACCTACTGAGGTGGCAACTGCACTTACTAATTATGATGGCCCCACACGAACTGAAGCGACCGCGGATAAAGATGCAATAATTACGCAAGTCAATGCTAACGAAACCAAGATTGATGCAATTTCAACGGTAGTTCCTGACGTAGCAGGTACAGCAGCCGCCTTGCATACGACTACAGACGCTTTGATCAATGGACTCGACGATATCACGGTGGCAGAGATCAAGGCCGGAATTGCAGACGGCACATATGATCTGGAAGAAATGATCCGTCTGATATTCTCTGCGTGTTGTGCTAAAGTATCAGGTGGAGGATCGTCTACCTTGATATTTAGGGATGGTCCTGATAGCAAGAATCGAGTCACTGCTACGGTAGATGCGAGTGGTAACAGGACGGCAGTTACTCTGGACGGTAACTAATGGGATTGTTGACGGCAGGATATTGGCCTTCGGGATATTGGCCTTCTGCATATTGGGTTGATGATTATTGGCCAGAATATGCCTATGTGGTCACAATGGGTCCATTGCATGGAGTCGTTGTGCAGATGCTGGCGCTTGAGAATTCGTTATTTCCAGAGGACACACTATATCCTGGGAGTGACCTTTATCCATTTAATGGAATTTTTCACGCTACCACAATTACTCTGGAGTATAATGGAGAGGTACAGCAGCAGTAGAGTCTAATGGAGGCATGAATGTCATATAGCAAAACAACCTGGACTAACGGTTCAGGTGAAGCAATTAATGCAGTAAACTTGAATCACATAGAAACAGGAATAGATGAAGCGCACAGTGATCTAGCGGCGCATGTGATTGACACAAGCACGCATGGAGTGAGTGAGGTGGCTGATGTGGCTACGGTATCCTCCGAGATAGACTCTGACATCACGACACATGCGGCTGATGCTGACGTGCACCATAATGAAGTGCATACAATAGTATCGCATGATACTACGGTGACCGGGGCCGAATTGAATGCAGATCATACTAAGCTTGGTACTGTGGCCGAAGATGCCATAGCGAATATTGTTGAAGATGCCACTCCTCAACTAGGGGGAGATTTAGATGGGCAAGGTAATTATTTAGTGAATATACAAAATATTCCTGACTTGGCATCAAATGGCGCATGTTATGGGTTCAATGAAGATTATATAGAAGTGTCTAATGATGACGCTATTGATTTTGGTTCAGAAGATTTTAGCATAGTTATCTCAATAGACTCAAATGATGTCTCTCAGGGGAATCAGGGTCTCTTAGATAAACATATCTACTGGACGGTAGGAAGCACGGGACAAGGGTTTCTTCTTGGACTCGTCAATAAAAAAGTAAACTTTGAAATATTGAATGGTTCAGCTAGAAATGGTTCTTTGACTCCAGATAATAGTATTTTAAATGATGCTGCGAAATATACCATATGTGCGGTCCGTAATTCCGAGTCTGGTGGTTCTGTTAATGTCTATATCAATGGTAAAGATCAGGTATTGACGCAGACTACTGGGACGGATTTCGATGCGGATGTGAGCAATGCTATTGCCTTGCGTATTGGATATGGTGCAGAGTTAACTAGACGTTTGAATGGCTCATTATATGATATTAAACTTTTTAACAAACTTCTGTCGGAAAATGAAGTGAAAGCACTGTCTTCAGGTATTCCTGTTCCGTACAAATATGTGGGTGCGAGTCAAACTCCAATATTAGATTTTGATTTTTCGTCATCATCGGGTTGGAGTCTGGGCGGGTGTGCAATCGCTGGCGGGGTGTTAACTTTTACTGGGACAGGGTATGCATTTTATTCAACATCTGCCGCAGATCAAGGTAAAAAATTCCGTGTAAATTATGATGTAATATCTGATGACCATGTTGGTTCTGACATTATATTGGGCGGGGATAGCACAAATAAGATGTTTAAAGTATCTACAACCTTGGATTTGTCAGTTGGAAGTCATTCGTTTGAAGTTGATGGATATGTTGGGGGTACTGGTGCATTATTTTATCTCGAGATAGCGACATTGTCTTCGGGTTCAATTGTGCTTGATAATATTTCAGTTACTCAGATTGGCTGCGTACTTCAGCTTGAACAATCTGGAATAGGGCATAATCAATGGCTTGATAATTCAGGTAATGAATTAAACGGAGAAGTTTCTGGAGCAATTTCGACGAATTTACCGCCGAATCATGTGGAAAGAGTCGTCAAGAAAACAGTCACTGCTGATGCACTTTGGACTGAGATAGTTCCGGAAGGCTACACACTAGAACGAATGATATTTGAGGAAACTGCGGGCAATGCGGCAACACTTGATCTGGGCACAACAGACGGTGGCAATGATATCTTTACAGGTGAAGTGATCGTGGCATCAAGCATTACCGTGATAGAGATTAACAAGATGTTTTCTAGTGCGCAAACATTAGACCTCAATGACGACCAGGTAGGTAGTTCATGGAATAGTGCTTCAATGAATGTAACAATAATGATGAGGAGAGTATCATGACGAGTAAAACGAGGGTTGTTTGCGACAACATATCTATCGAAGAGATAATCAAGAGTAATTATTGGACGTCCAAACCACCAGTCCTTGATGAGATCTATGCAGCAGAGCATGGAGTTCCTACGCAGGTTGGTGGGGGGTTGTTTAGAGGATTTTCAATGCCTATTTGGTCTACGCCTTCGACTCAATATGAAGAGTTATTGTTTAAGTTGAGAGTGCCTTTCAGTTGGGATGGTGTGACTAAACCTTGGTTCGTAGCAATTACGGCACCTTCTGTGGATGAGACAATAAATGACCGTTACCGATTTCAGTTAGAGTGGCAAGCTGCTGATATAGGAGAAGTGCTCCCTGATACCACTGCTGAAACACTAACGTCAGAGGTCACTCTTGTTACTGATGAGAATGTTGCTTATTATGCACACCTAATTGCCTTCGAGCTAACTTCTTCAACACTTGTTTCTGGCCAGAATCTTCAGCTTAGAGTGAGAAGAATAGCAGCAACTCAAGATGAAGTAGCAAATGAATCTATATTGTTCCATTGGGATACCAGATGGAAGATGAAGACTCTTGGCAGCGCTTCATATATGGGGTATTAATTTTCATGACATTTCAAGTAGGCGAATCACCAAGATTCACAGATACGGTTACAGATATTGATGGAAATTTAGCGGATCCTAGCGTAATTGTGATATCTATTCGTAAACCAGATGGCACGCTTTCAGTTGACGCCCAAGTTCCAATCAAGAGTAGTACTGGCGTGTACTATTATGATCACACGATAGCTGCCCAGGTAGGCATTCATATGGGGCATTTTAAATGTACCGGGAGTGGCGGAATGGTCAGCATACACCCATTCAAGTTCAATGTGGTGGAGAGCTTTAGCTCATGATAAAAGAGGCGAAATAATATGGCTTATACTACTGCAATCAAAGTGCGGAATCTTCTACCAGACTTACTCATCGAGACAGACTCCCTGGGCGAATCTCATAGTGGCACTCATCTTGTGCTCACGAATCCGGCTTTTAATGTTCTCACGATCCTTAAGGACACTACAACTTTAGTCCTTAACACAGATTTCACATTTGTGCAGCCGCAGACCATAACATTGGGCGTTGCGGCAACTGGAGAAAATTATATAGCAACAGTACACATTGCATTCTCAGATGCTGAAATTGATACATTCATTGGAGAATCAGATCGAGTCATTGACGCAAAATTTTTCAACCTTGAGTCACCGACATCTGAATATCAAGATGACTGGTCTAAGTACTTATCTGCTGCAAAAATTTTGAGAGTAAAATCTCACGGCAATGAGGACATGTTAGCCTGGGCAGATTCTATGAAGGAAATTGCCTTAAGCGGGATGGACTCATATCAGGCGCAGACGACGGTTGATGCCTTCGAGGCTGATGGTGTTGTAGTTCGTTCAGACAAAGAATCTGTTCCTGATTTTCAGTTTGATCAATCTGGAACGACGGACGCATATGGTGATAGTAGTGATTAAACCGACCATTGAAATTGATATTTCTAGTGCAGAGAAAACATTTTACAAAGCTGGGATTAATGTGCACCATGCTACACGGACGTTAATATCTCGGCTTATGTTTAAGGGGGAAAGTTATATGAAAGATCGCAGTGTCGTCCCGGTGAGGACAGGAACATTGATCCGATCAATTCATGCAGCCCCGACCATTCATCCGGTAAGAATAGCTGCTGGTGTAAATTATGCCTTCGCTGCGAATGTGAGATCAAAACGTACAAGATTCATTGAGCGGACATACGGGCACATCATCAGGATATTTCCAGGAGAAGCTGATAGGACATTGAAAACAGCTCTAAAGGGGATGGATAGATGATAAATGAATATATAGACTCAATAGAAGCAGAACTCTCAAAATTAATTACTGATGGTCATATTGGAGCAAAAAATGTCTGGTTTGGTGAAATTGAAGGAGTGACTCTGCAAACTCCAACGGTTTATTTCATCCTGAATTCAAGAGAACGGAGCGACGCCCAGGTAGCTCAAGATGATAAGAGAATGGCTTGGGACCTAAATTATTCTGTCTATTGCTTATATTCTGGAATTGAGGGCAGGCAAAAATTTATCAATGCTAGAAATTATGTTGATTCAATTTACAATTTACTTCAAGCTCAACATTCTGCGAATGAACGTTTAGGAGGAAACTGTTTTGATATTGGCTGCATTTCAGTAGACTATGGACACGTCGCGATTGATAGACCAGAAGAAATATCAGTGACTGGCGGAGTAATTGAATTAGTGATACAAATAATTGAAATATTTTAAGAGGTAAGAGATTATGGCAACAGATGATAGTGCGTCGTTTTTATCTGAGATAGCGATTGCAGAAGAAACGACAAAAGGAACAGCAGAGACGAGTCCGGACAAATATGACTACTTCATTGACGATCCGACCATTAACCCCAATCAGTCGTCATTGAAATTGCGACCGAACCAAACCAGATCCGTTAGAAAGAATGCGCCAGGCATGTACTATGTCGAAGGCAGTGGCATGCAGCAATATGTTGAGCCAGAAGGTATGCTTTCAAATTGGCTAAAATGGGTCCTGGGCGGAGTAGTATCTGCGCAGCAAGGCGGGACAGCAGCTTATAAACACACTTTCAAGACGGCTGATACCGTTAAGGCATTTACAATGTGGTTGAAGCGTGGTGACGTCCAGCAGGTCAAGCACCCATATTGCTCGGTCAGATCACTCGAGCTCAACCAGAGTGTGGATGGTGCTCTCAGATCTACGGTCAATTTTATAGGGCAAAAAGATGTGATAGCGACAGATTTTGGGTCCGCATCATATGGTACGTTAGAAGTCTTCACCAATCAGATGTTAGAGGTCTCAATTGCAGGCGCAGCGACTGGACAAGCCGTACAGGTGCATAACCCTACAATAAAATTTGCTCAAGCGATAAATCCTGAAGATGGTATGTCTCATGGATCTAGATTTTATAAGGCATTAATTGCTGGAGCAGTCGACGTTACGGGGTCATTTGATATGTGGTTTGATGATGACTCTGAATATCAGAGATTCTGGGGCAATGCGGCAGCAAGTGAGCCAGCAGATTTAGCGACACCAGTTCCCTTGATATTTACCTGGGATTCTGGAGTTGAAGCTGATACAGGCTATAATTATATTCTGGAAATCTCAGTCCCAGACGCAATATATGAGTCAACCGTTGTGAATCTTGGTGGCACACGGATTAAGCAGACTATAAATTGGTGGGCACAATATGACAGTGGGATCGCGTCTGAGGTTCAGGTAGATCTCACGAACACAGAGACTTCAATCTGAGGAAATTGAATGTCTAAGATAACCCCAAAAGAACATATGGCACTCAGATCTGGTGAAGTAACCCCAGGTCAAATTGAGCAACAAAAGAAAACTGAAGAGTTGCAGAAAGTAGTCAATGGTATGAGTACGCGTGACTTCCTTATCAGAAGAACTAAAGAAACGATCATGGTGCCAATTTGTGGCCTTGGAGGTTCTAAGGACGTTGAGATCCGTGCACGATTGTCAAAATCTGAGATAAGGGAGTACCAAGGCACACTTGCGCGTTGGAAAATTGCGCAGGAGAGTGAGAGTCAGTTCATAGAGACTGAAGAAGAAGAAACTGATCTTGCTAGATTTCTGGAGTATATCACAATTGATGCGACACTGACGGCTAAATTCTGGTTATCGGAGGATTTAGCTCCAGAATTGGTGGATAATATCCTTACGGCATATTTTGTCTTAGAGCCTGCTCAGAGGTTAGCAGATATCAGTAGGTTTCTCGGCGAGCGACTTAGGTCAAGGTCTAGCACAGATGTTGCAGGCGTGGAGTCTCACTCCTAGTTCATTTGGTCAATTAGAAGATCTTGAACGTGCATACATCGAAGATTCATGGATAGAATCTGTAAAAAGGCATAATGAGGCGGTAGAGCAATGAGTAGCGGAAGACTTAGTGGATCAGCTAATCAAGTCATGATCAAAATTAAGGGTGATGACAAAGATTATCAAAATACTTTAAAAAAATCTGATGCAGCAACTAAATCATTTGCTTCTAAAATGAAGTCATATGGGCCAATGATTGGAGCAGTATTCTCAGCCGTAGCTTCTGGAGTAATTGTAATGTCAGCCACAATGGCCGCAAAACATGCGCAGCTTGAACGTGGTTTTCATTCTTTGGTTGAATCTCAAGGCAGAGACGCTGAAGAATATATGCGGACATTAAAAGAAATGAGCCATGGGACCGTGTCTGAATCTGAGATCATGCAAAAGGCCAATCAGGCCATGCTATTAGGGCTTGACACAGATACAATAGCTCGAATGATGGAAGGCGCGGCAATCATAGCTCAAGCTACAGGGCAAGATGTAGGGTATATGTTTGAGTCTCTAGCGTTAGGTGTCGGTCGACAATCCCGGATGCTACTAGATAATCTAGGCATCATTGTGAGGGCGGAAAAAGCAAATGAAGATTACGCTGAGTCACTTGGTAAAACGGTTAATGCGTTAACAGATGCTGAACGAAAGACGGCATTTTTAAATGCGGCGATGAATGGACTAACTGAACGCACTGATATGCTAGGCGGATTCACAACAGATGCGACAACCGAGATGCAAAAATTAAAAGCAACTTCTTCTGGCGTAGCAGTTAGTTTTGGTGCAGAATTTCTTCCGGCACTTGAAAGTGTTTTTGGCGGAATTAATAAAATAACTGAAGCTACTCAAAAATATAATGCTGCGAGTAAATTAGGTGAAATTGTAGCGGCAGTGCCTGATACGGCTTTGTTAATGGGTCAGCAGATTAGGAGAATCAAAGATATCAGCCAGATAAGAGAAGATGGAGCTGAATCTGAGCAAGAGGTAGTTGATTGGCTTGGGTTGCAGAGTAATCTACTCATAAGCATTGATGAGAAAGAATTTAATCGCAAGACTTACATTTTAGAAGGAATGGGGTACTCAGAACGTGCCCTAGAACTCGAAAATGCACGAGCATATGGACTCTCAATGCAAGAACGATCAAAGTTAAATCTTGTGAATCTTGAAAAAGAGATCACAGGTGAACTCAAAGAACAGGTATCACTTGAAGAAAAGAAATTAGCTTACTTAGCAAAACACGGTGCGACCGAAGGCATGCGAGCCAGTGGTTCAGGGATTGATCTAAGTTCTATGGGAACATTTGGTGAGACAAGACAATCTGGTGATTGGACAATTAGTCCGGCTGCATCTGCAATTTCAGCTACGAAAAGCGGAGTATGAAAATGGCAACAATCAATGGCGTAGAGCTTGAAGGATTCAATCTCAGAATGGTATCTACGCACAGAAATGAAATGATAGATGTCCCAGGATCATCTGAAAATTGCATCACTGATATGGGATATGATGGCTTGATTCTTCGCTTAGAAGGATTCGAGACTACCATTGAAAATTATGATGCAGTAATTGCAGAATTTATGAAGAGTGGGGCACAGACATTGATAGTGCGTGAAGGCTGGCAATATCAAGTGTATTCAGTGCAATTAGCGCCCTCAATGTTGGATGGTAATCCAGACACACATTTTCCATATGATCTATTGCTCTATACTCTGACACCATATCGTGAATCTACGGCCCTGCTAAGTAGGTCAAAAGAAATCACATCTGATGGTGAAGAGTGGATAGCCGAGGACATGCCTTCAGACAATCTGCTTGACAACTGGAGGTTTGATGAATGGAGTGATGGTATATCTTCAGCCCCGGATGGATGGAGTAAAGGTGGTACCATTCTTCAAGCTCCCTCATTGATCGGTGATTACAGTGCCAAGTTAACAAATGTAGCTAGTACCGCAGCTTATATAAGTCAAATGATTGATGAAACAATAGTAGATGGAGGAACATATACTTTCGGTATGTGGGTTAAGTGTGGTACAGCATCAAGGGTAAGGTTGATTATATATGATAATGATGGCTCTGGAGATATAGCGAGTGCGAGTGATTATCATATAGGATCCGGTAATTATGAGTGGATGACAGTTACAAGAACGTTCAGGACTGGGTTGATAACTGCTTCATTAAGAGTACATAACTATGTAGGTACTGGAGCAGTTATCAGTATATACTGTGATGGAGCGGTGTTGGTTGAAGGCAGTAGCATCAAGGCACCAATTCAGAACATCCTGTCTGATAGTTCATTTGAGGAGTGGTCAAGTGGAGTAACGAGTGCGCCGGACGATTGGACTCTTTATGGCTCTGGTGCGACTATACTTCGAGTAGCAGGCACTCATGGGCAATATGCAAGTCAACTTACACGGAATGGAACAGATTGCCAGATGTATCAACATAATTATAACGTGTATCATCAAGGCAAAACATTGACTGCTAGTGAATGGGTTAAATGCAGTGTTGCGGGTAGAGCATTTATCACTATCTATGATGGATTCTCGACTACTAATTCATCATATCACACTGGCAGTGGTGAATGGGAGTGGTTGACTGTTACAAAGACGCTGAATGTTGCCGCAACACATATGAGTATATATTTAAAGATTAGCAACGGTGACACAAGTGCACAGTTTGATCAAGCTATTCTGATAGAGGCAGATGAAATGCCTTCAGATAGGTATGATGCAGATATAAGGAGTACTGGAAATGTTGATTCAATACCAGACATACAGATCAAAGGAGGAGTCCCAAGCGCAACTTATGCAAGGACGTGTGGAATATTGAACGAAGATACGAATGCGACAATATACTCAACTGGATTGGAGTCATATCAATTAATAGATACAGTTATATATAGCGCTAAAGTCGGGTGTGCCCACAAACTCACATATTTGGAAGCGTGGATTCACTCTGAGACAGCGAAGACCGCCTATTGTAAAATTACATATCAAGCAGCAAGCCTTAATAGTGGTGTGGAAACCGACGCAGTGGTATTTACAACCTCATCTAGCTCATATGTTGAGAAAACAAATGTCCCAAATATACAGGCTGCGATAGACGAAACTTTAACTGTAAAATACTATATAAAGACCAGTGCTGTTGGTTATGACGCATATTCAAAAGACACTATAACACGTACACAAGAATACAGACATGATATTCTTGAAAGCCCTGAGATATATAATGTCACGGATGATACTATCAAGTCACTCGTGGCTAATCAAGTGTTAGAAGATATGCTTGTCAGGATCAATGCTGACGGCACTGGGACCTTGAGATATGAAGATGACTTCACATCTGAGAAGTGGCAGGATGCGTACTATGATATGAATGGTGTATCCCAAGACACTACTAATGATGAGCTAGATCTGGGGAACAATGACTATCTTGCATATAAAATTGAGACTAAGTGGCCAATTACTGGCATACCAGTGTTGACTGCATTGATAGACCGTGTTGCAAGCATGATGCACATCTCTATTTCTGATGATGCGGTCACATGGCACAATATATACACAGATACAGTTGACAACGTTGAGACGGATTATGAACTTGACTCAAGTGGATTGAGCTTAAAGGGTCTCACCAGTTTCTATTTCAAATTCATCTGCGACAGTGATGACGTAGCAATTATCAAAAATTTTGATCTGTGCATTAATAAAGTTACACTTGACGCAGAACATCCAAAAATTATTGGTGGGGCATCTTCAAAATTTAAATGTGATTTTGGATCTGGTAGTTCTGAGAATTGCGAAGTAACATTAGAATTCAGAGAACGAAGTTGGGTAGGTTAAATTATGAGTATATTTGAGATAATAATTGACAGAAGCCTTGAAGCGACAATCATGAAAGCAGTCCAGGATGAACTTGGAGAAATTTCTGTGCAAGTCACATGCCAAGATAAATCAAGATACCTCATCAAAATTCAAGACGATGTAGAGCTTACAGGTATTCAAGAGTCATCTATCAAGAATTCTATCATCACGACATTTGAGCAAAAAGGCTTGATTGTCTCATCTCAGGCGTGGCAAAAATGAGCAGAAAAATTGATCTACGTTGCATAGTCCAGCGAAATAATACGTCAAAAGATAAATATCACCCAAAAATTACTTCAGTCTATATTTCATCAACATTTCCGTGGACCTGCCCAACAGCAACTGTAGTGATAAACACAAATATTTCTACCGGATCTGCCGGATATGTGCCACCAATTCAAGTAGATGACATAATTCGTGTGCAAGTAAATGTAATGTATTCTTCGGATGAAAAGCCTGTATATCAGGACATATTTGAAGGGCGTATCATGAAAATGGAAGTCAGTCTTGGCAAAGATAATCCCACAACATTGCAATGCCGTGGGCACGCAGAAGAATTGCTATATCGAATGGTCACGGCAGATTACTCTGCATCCTCAACTACTACAGGTGCCATGCTATCAGCGTTATTGACATATCTATCAAGATTGACCAATGATAGCCCATCTTTGATCGATTCATCCGGCTCATCTTCGATAGCATCTTACAATATTAAAGATGATACAAAATTTATGGTTGACGTTGTGCGTGAATTTGAAGCTTTAGAGGCTTATGAGTATATTTTTTCTGTCATCCCGGAATATGATTCAAGTGATAATCTGTCGGATGTTTTTGCATCTTGGCAGTCGGTTCCTTTGGTGGCATCATCAACTGTTCAAATAATTGAAGGCACTTCACGTTTGCTCACGGCATCTTTTAGTGATTCAATTGAGCAATTAGTGGAGCACGTTAGTGTGTATGGTGAGACAGGTACTCCGCAAAAGACCGGGATATCTATTTTTTTTCAGTCCAGATTACGGCACACGATATCATGTAGAGACTAACCTGTCGATCGCCACGAATACCTTATGCGCGTCAATGGCTGGAGCCATACGAGAACGATATGGTTCACCAATTATTCATGGCAATGCGAAAATTTTGGGAGATCCAAATATAAAAGTTGGAGACCTTATATATTGTAAAATTCCATCCATAGAATTGAGTGGGGTGACGATAGACGGAAATTACAGATGCAATAGGGTGAACCATCACATTGACGTCAATGGCTGGTCTACCTATGTAGATCTTGGCGATCTTGATTTGTCTCCATTTGAATTACTTGTAGGATTTTTAGTGAAGTCCCGAGTAGAGAACTCTAATAATGTGCAGTGATGTGCCACACTGTCTTGTTACTACTGAATAGTTTTTAAAGTACTTTATACAGCGTCCTTATTTTACGGATTACTTTAGGTTCTCGATCATACCGCACACATATTTTACGAAGCCGTCTGTACACGGTTGTGCATAATCCTCAAAAAGTGTCCGATTTTACCAAAAAGAGAAATGATCCGACACTTCTTTTGTTGTTAGATTTTGTGTATATTGCCTAGTTTAGGCAACAAAAGAAGTGTCAGGGCATTTCTCCTTTTGTGTGGGGGCGAGAGCATTCGGTAAGTATATATATAAATGGGGATAAAATATCAAGAGTAGTTAAATGATATCAGGAGAAAATAAAATATGGCGAGCATTGAAAACAAAGCGTGCCCTAAGTGCGGCGGGACGGCATTTTTATTGACATCAGACCGCAGTACCGGGACTAAATACATATGCAGTCTGTGCAGGTATAGATTTGGTATTCAGCAAATTGACCTAAGGACGTTTTAGCGTGGATATTGTCATAGTCACTAGGCATGAAGGCATCATCGAATGGCTCAATCGACGTGGAATCATTGGTGAGGTGAAATCAAGAGTAGTAGATGTTGATATAATGGGAAAAGAGGTATATGGCAGGTTGCCCATTTACATGGCTGCGCTTGCTTTTAGATATTATACGATCGCTATTCCATACCCCACAGCGGAATTCAAGATAAATAGTCAGGACACTACGGCAGATGATATGGATGATATGGGCGCACGACTCGAGAGTTATTCTATAACACGAATTGAGTGATTAAAATGACTAAACTTGAACAACATCACATACGGTATAAAGAAATCCATGGTGAAGACGAAATCATTATACTTTCTCGTGTAGAACATAAAAAAGTGCACCGTGAGGATCGAGCTAATGGTTTTAAACCTATACCTAAATGGATTTCTAATGCAGCAAAGAATAGATCTCCAGCTAAAAAAATTTCTAATAAAATTCATGCTGCATCCGAAGCGGGTAAAATTTCAGCCAGAACCTATAAGCAATCTGAGAAAGGTAGGGCTGCACAAAGAAAAGCAGATGCGACAGAAGCAGTTAGAGCTTTGGCTAAAATCTACAGGCAGTCTGCAAGGGGTAAGCTTACTAAAGCACGATACGCTGCATCTGAAAAAGGTAAAGTGGCCGCTGCAAAATATGCTGCTTCTGAGAAAGGCAAAGCAATGCGCAAAGTAGCAGGTGAAAGACGTCTTGAATGTTACGCCATCAAGCGGATCGCGGTGGACATATGATCATTCTAGCGATAGATCCTGGCGATACGATCGGTGTAGCTCTTTACTCAAACGGTAGAGTAAAAGGGCAGACTGTGAAAAAATATGTTGAGCTTAATAAATTAATTACATTTTTTCACCCAGACACTGTTGTCGTGGAGAATTTTTTTATTAGGCGCGGTAAACCATCAGATTATCATTCAGCGATCAAGCAGATCGGGGTCATTGAATATATCTGCGAAGAAAATGCGATCCCCTGCGTGCTCCAGTCACCAACGGTCTTGAAGACTATGATGCGGCATGTCCCGGATGATATCAAGATATCACATATTCGGAGCGCTACGGCACATCTTCTGTACTATCTGCTAAAAAATGGTATCGTTGAGTCTGGATGGCACTGCGGATTGAAGGTTGATGAATTATGAGCACGCTTACTTTGAATAATCGCGGGCGCATGATTTTTAGATCCGAAGGCAAAGACGTCCCCAGAGAATTGATGCAGTTCCGCAAGCAGAAGAACCTCTGGAATTTTCCAGTGTGTGGAGATATTGCTAGAAGGATCGTGACTTCAGATGAGAATGTAATCATAGATGAGGAGTTGGGCGATAGATTCAATGATGTTTTGGCCTGGCAGAAAGGATTAGACGTTATTAAATCAACTAAAGATTTGCCTGGGGTAGATGGCCTTATGGCATATCAGAGAGTGGCAGTTAAATGGTTAACTGTAATCAAGCGTGGAATCCTTGCAGACTCTCAAGGGCTTGGCAAAACAGTTACGGCTGTTGTTGCCGCTGGGCAGCTTCGACCAGAGAAAGCGATCGTAGTTGTTCCTGAATCTAAAATTGCAGATTGGGATACTCATATTAAGCAGTGGATCAAGGCAAACACGATTAGATTGACCGGGGATGCCGGGGACCGGAGGGCTGCCTTGGCATTATGGCATGATGAAGGCGGTTACCTGATAATGAATTTTAATGTGATGCAGATGCATATTGACGATCTGCTGAAAGAATTTCATGAGGATGATTTGCTCATTGTAGATGAAGCGCATAAGCTCAGAAACCGGAAGACTGGAATGTATAAGGCAGCTAGAAAGATTGCGCGCAGAGTGAATGTATTTTTGCTCACGGCAAGCCCTACAGTGAATTCGGTAGAGGACATCTGGGCATTGATCTCGCTGATTGATCCAGATAGGTTCGGGTCATTCTGGGGATTCACTTTCAGGTTCTGTAACGTCTCAGATGATGGTTTTGGCCTTAAGATTACTGGCGTGAAGGCAAGTGAAAGTAATGCCTTGGAGAAAATACTGAGACCATATGTGATCAGACGTGAGGGTGAATTAGAGCTTGCAGAATTAAAGTTCAAGACGGTGGAGCATAAAATGACGGGCACGCAGGCAAAATTATATAAGGCCATGGTTGATGATAACGTTTGCAAATATGA